CATCACGCAGAGCTGTCTGCTCTATGTTGAACGCATCAACTTTTGACTTAATGTATTCAGGCAGAAATTTCTGATACTGCTTTCGCATATCTTCTGCCACCTTTTGATTATCACCCTCTCCCAGTTGCTCTGCCAGTATGTATAACATACCGAGATCAACGAGATTCTGTGCGTTAAGAATACCATCCGAGCCTATGGAAGACTTTAATCCGGCAACTACTGGATCCCATAGATACTTTTTCGCACCTACAATTGCCTCTTTTCCCCAGTCTACAATTTGATCAATCCAATTAGGCATAATGTTATGAGCTGGACATGATGCCAGCTTGTTCAAGTCTGTATGTTAGTAAATTTATCTTTTCTGCAATCATCTTAAAAGCTGCATTCATTTCAGCTACATCATAGGCAGCACCAATGTTAGGTATTGTGTTTTCATCACTGGAAACACTAGCACCCGCAGTAATGGGAGTTGATCCACCACCATCATTATCAATTTCAATTATGTCTGTAAGATGGGCTGACATTTTCATAACACCATCCGTGCTGGTTGTCGCGTCTGGTACTGTCAGACCGTCAAGCATGGCGTTTGCTGCCGCAAGGTCAGCAAACAACGTAGTTGCGTCTGTGAAATCTGTGTGAGCTACATTAACTGACATAAGCTTGTGATAACATTGGGTTCATAGGAGTGATATCCTGCGTCTGGAGTTGGATGTTCGACAGGTTAATTCCATTTGTCCATTTCAGTGCGTAAGACACTTTCCAACCCTGTTGACCGCCTTGAAAATTGTAAAGTAAATTTTGTATTTGTTTTGGCCCACTCCATACCGTCGATAGAGTGACGGGGAATGTGATGGGCGTGACCTGTGCCGCCAACGTCTTGGCTTGTGAGCCAGCCGATGTATCAGGCGTTGTTTCGTCGTTCACGCGCTGCGTGGCTGTGACTGATGCAGCTGATTGTACTTTGCTAAATAGAAGGCGAAGTTCCTGTGGCTTCTGCTCGACTCTGGTATCGTTGGTGCAAAATGCTTTAGTCTCAACGTATGCCGTTGCGAAATTAGAGCCTTCGTATAACTTAACGCACTTGTAAGCTGGCTCACCTGAACTGGTTGTTGTTCCATGTGTGATTGCAAATAGCTCTCGTTTGTTATTTGTCTCCACCTTGGCGAAGTTTATGACTGGCCCAATGTTAGAGTTGCTGTCATCCGTGAGTTGATCGAAACTTACGAACTGTTTTGTGAGCGTGTCAAAGACAAGGATGCCGTGACCAAAGATTGTGTTACAAGCGAACAGGGCGTAGTCATCAAAGACAATTGCGGCGCACTTCTTGGTTTCCTGAACAACACCCCTAAACAATTGTGCGACCTTAAGTGAGAAGATTGAGTTGCGTCCCTCATTCTTTGATTGCATCACAGCATTGAACGACCTCAAGCCCTCTGGGTCAATAAAAGCAAAGTCACCCAACAAATCAACGAACGAGTGTTGATTGATCGAGTTGGCCGTGAACAGGTATTGCTTCTTGAACATCGGCTCTGCAAACACAGTCAGGGTGTAGTCTAGTGAAACACCATAGCTTCCACCAACCGTTGAGACAAAAAGTGCCTCATTATTTAACACGGATAAAGCTGTAATCACGTTGTAACCAACCGTGTAAGATGTTGCTGGTGCACCGCCAATTGTCTCATCCGAGTTTATTTTGTAACCATCTGTGGTTATCGCCACAACAAAATCCATTGGGCGACCACTTACACTATGATAAATTTCTGTTCCGTTTGGACTAACAACAAACAACTTATTGTTAAAGAAAGCCATCTGTTTACCAATTGGAATGTACTCGCGTGATGTGTAAGTTCCATCAATCCACTCTGCATAAGTCTTGGCTGCCCTATCTACGCAAGGCAATGTCGGAGTTCCGCCAGAAATTTCTATGATTCTTGGTTGGCTTACACCGTCCTGCACAATAATAGCTGCAACTGTTTTTTGAACAGCATTTTCCATGTCCAACTCAAGTGATGCACCCGCTACTTGTGTTTCTTTTCGTAGAAAGTTTTGCGTGGATGCCGGGACTGCCTGAACAAATATCTCCGCTGACCTGTCCATCGTGCCACCAGCATAAAGAACAACCCAAGTACTATCAGGATTTAGTGGCTTGCGATATTTACAACCACCATCAAAGAATACAAAGACGAACTCGCCAATTGAGTAGATATTCTGGATTGGTGGGTTTGAAGTGAATGCGCCTATATCGCTGGAGATGTCGTTGACGTTCTTGATCCCTTCAAGTGTGCCGAAACGGTTGCGAACGTTCTTGGCAAACTTGTACTCGTCTTCGACCAGCCGAGTGTCATCCACCGACATATTCATGCCGCCAACAAACGACTGTTGTGAATAATCAGCCACGGTGATAATGCCAACGTCTTGCCAGCGTCATGCTGTCATGTCCATGCCGTCCGAATTGCATAATACGTTTCTGCCCACGCTCAAGGTCAGCTATCTTACGGCCCAAATCGCGTGTTACTTTTCCGTCGTAAACCATCGCCTCCTGCAACTTGCCCTGCTCTTCCATGAACAACTGCATCATCTTGTGCATCACGATGTTCTCAAAACCGTAGAGTGGGAATGGATCGTTGTCGCTCTTGATGTGCTTCAACTTCTTCTTATACAAGACTTGTAGAGTGTGCGAATCATCTTGAGCTGATGTGTCATCCCAAGGAAACTCGGAGATGTCCACTATCATATACTGAGCCTCGGTCTCGTCGTGTGGTATCTCAGAATAAATAATTGATGTGTCGGCTGTGTCCACCAACCTGACCAACCCGCCGTCGTTAGCTGTGTAACCACCAAACCGTTCGTTGTTTGTGTCAAACCGTCTCATGCCCACAACAGATGTAATGGTGCGATTGTTGTCCAGCGTGAGTGCTATTGAGTGTGGCGACGATGTAGTTGTGTAGGCCGCTGCCGTACTTGGGTAACTTGGCCACACCTCAAGTGTTTGTCTGTCCGAAGCTGATGTCTCAAATGTCACCGCAAGCTTCTCCGTGGCTGCAATATTTGCAAACCAATGAACTGTCAAGCCAGTTGCAGAACTACCGCGAGTACCTGTAATTACCGAAGACAGGGACTTCTTGAGTGGTTCGTAGCCGACAACCCGCCAGCAATGATTGTCACTTCGCCAGTTGTTCTGGTTGTATTCTGACAGGAGATTGTTGATGTCCCACGTTAGCTTCGACTCTTTTTCGCGCATCGCACGAATTGCATGGACATCACGACTCAGGGCGATTCGTTGTTTACCGGCAACGTAGAATTCTTCTTCAACCAATGAGCCGGGGATGTCAACGTGTTCATATACTGACTGCATTGCCTCGTTGAGAAAGTCGAGAATGACGTAGCGTTGGTTTGCGTCACCCGCGTTGAGGCCGACCTTACGCCCAAACCTGTCAATTATGTATTCAGCACTCATCGTTTAGTAATTGCGACGATTGTTGGCTTTGCTCTTTTTGTTATAGCCGACACCGTTGTTGCGGCTCTTTTTGTGATGGCGACCACCGCTTGGCTTGACCTCTTCGTTATTGTTGTCCAACTCATGCTTTAGTTCCCTTACAGCACCTAGCAATTCATTCACGCTGTCTTGCAGCTCATCCCTGTCACCTGCGCTCAATTTCGTACTCAAGTTTTGCTACCTTTTTTAGCGCGGCCCTTGTGAACTCTGGTGCTGCTTCTCTTGCCTTTTGAAACTGTGGATGTTGGCTTAACTCCTTTACCCCCTCCAACTGTGGTGTGCTGCACGCGCTCACCATCGATAAGAGCATCAATGTGGCCCAACTTGTCTTCCAACCGATTCTTTGCATTGGCTTCCTTCAAGGCATCCGCAAGTTTATAGACCAACCGTTCCAATGACGGTATGGCTTTAAACAACGATGCAAGTAATCTAACTATCCCCATTCGTGTCGCTTTTCACACCTTTCCGCAGAAAGACAGCCAACAACGAGGTAATCACCACGTTTATCATCACGCCCATCTCCATCTCTCCAGAGAAATAAGCACCCACAGCCGCGAGTATCCCGCCAACTGCCGTCATATATGTTTTCTTTCCTGATAGCATTATCTTTTCCTCAGTAGTTCCTGCACTTTAAGTGCAATATATAATAGCGTTACTAAACTGATTGTAACTTTTAATAGAATATCAATTTCAAGTAACCAGTTTCCTAATCCTGAGACCGAAGCCGCAAGGACTTTTAAATCATCTAGGTTCATGTAAAAATTTATCGACTAACATTTGCTTGGCAACTTCTATTACACCAATCATTTGCTCCAAAGTCAAGTCCAATTCCTGTTCAGAATATTCAACTGCGTGACAAATTCTACGAGTGAAATCGTCTAGTTGTTGCCTCTCGGTCATGACTTACGCCTTCGATTCCTTGATGCTTTCCTTGCATCTATCCTCTGCTGAGCGTAGCCCTTTTCAACTCTCAAAGCTTTTGCCTTCTCAACTGCTCGCTTGTTGCTGGCTACAGCATCCTTACGCGCTTCATCTGCCTTACGCTTACCTTTTTTAACCCTGTCCGCACGTCGCGCTTTTATATGGGCATCTTGCTGTT